TGATAATTCTATTGATTTATTAATAACAGATCCTCCTTATTCAACAGATATTAAAGATATAAATGAATTTGCAAATAGCTGGGTAAATTTAGCTTTAAGTAAAATTAAACCAAATGGCCGGGCCTATATTTGTATAGGTGGTTATCCTAAAGAAATAAACGCATATTTAAATATATTGTTAAAACAAAATAAATTTATTTTAGATAACCCATTAATATGGACTTATAAAAATACTTTAGGTATTACTCCAAAAATGAAATATAATTTAAATTATCAAATTATTTTACACTTATATTCTGAAACTTCAAGTGAATTAGATACAAGTATAACAAATGAAATGTGGAATGTTATGGAGATTAATGCCCCTGATGGTAGATTAGGAAATCGGTATCATACTTGGCAAAAACCTGATGAATTAGCTTTAAGGTTAATTAAGCATTCAACAAAAGAAAATGATTTAATTATTGATTGTTTTGCTTGTACTGGAACTTTTTTATTGATGGGTTCTAAAATTAATAGAAATTGTAAAGGTTGTGATATTGATATAAATAATTTACAAATAGCAAAAGAAAGAGGATGTATAATAATTGGAAAATAGATTTGCAAGATAGTATAAAAGCTATTGAAAAAATTAAACATACTATTTTACCAAAATTAATTGATGGTGAAATTATATCTATTGAAGAAAGTGATAATAATATTTTATTATTATTTGACCAATATTCAGGGATTGATTATTTAAGAAAAGATGAAATAGGTTTACAAGGTATTGCTACAAGAATACAGTTTGGTAATAATTGGAATACTTTTACGGTAAGAACTAAAAGATTAACTGGAGCTAAAACAGAATATGAAAAAAGAAAAGAGCAAATAAAAAAAGGATATATTTATCCATATTTTACTTTACAAGCATATTTTGATAATAGAATTGATCTTAATTTATTAAGTATTTGTGTTATTAAAACTATTGATTTATACGATGAAATAGAAAATAACACTTTAGTTGATACAAGAATAAGCGATAATGTTTTTAAATATATCCACTGGGATAATATCAAAAGTAATTTAATTAAAACATATTATAATAAATGAAAATTAAACTTAAACAATGTAAGCAATGTGGCGAAATGTTTAAACCATTCAATACCTTGCAAGTTGTTTGTTCGGCTATCTGTGCCTTAGAATTTAATTCTAAAAAGGAAGTAGATAAAAGATTTAAAGTGATGAAATCAGATAGCCGAAGTTTAATTGAATTAAGAAATTTAGCACGTGTAAGTTTTCAAATATATATTCGACAAAGAGATAAAGATTTACCTTGTATTAGCTGTAATAAGTCCGATGCTAAGTGGGATGCTGGACACTATTTGAAAGCTGAAATATATACTAAACTAATATTTAACGAAGATAATGTTCACAAACAATGTTCTTATTGCAACCTACAATTAGCTGGTAATCTTATCGAATATCGTAAAGGTTTAGTAAAGAAAATAGGAATAAATAGAGTTCAGGATTTGGAAGATATGGCTGATTCGTCAAGAAGTTATAAATTTGCAAAAGATGAATTAATTACCTTAGCAAAAAATTATAAACTTAAAATAAAAAAATAATGAAAAATACAACTGTAAGTAATATAATTAAATCTTATTTGACCAAGTTCCCAAAGCTCCCTTCTTTAACTTTGGCTAAAAAAATCTATGCAGAAAACAATAAACAGTTTACTAGTGTTGATGCTGTTAGAAGTTGTTTAAGATATTATCGTGGCCAAAAAGGTGAAAAAACTAAATCACAATTAGCAACTAGAGAGTTCTTAGATCAAAACATTGAGTTTGTAATGCCTGAATCCTATGCAGAAACTTTTGAGCCATACGAAATTAGTCAGTCAAGAACCTTAATCATATCGGACTTACATATACCTTACCAGGATAACGATTCAATTCAAAAAGCAATAAATTATGGTAAAGAGAAAAAAGTAAATTGTATTTTAATCAATGGAGACCTTTTAGATATGTGTTCAATTAGTAGGTTTGGACGTGATTGGAGACAAAGACAAATACATGAGGAATTTGAAGCTACACGTGTATTTTTAAATTCGTTACGTGAACACTTTCCGAAAGCTAAAATAGTTTACAAATATGGAAACCATGATGAAAGGTATGAGAAATTTTTATTTTTAAAAGCACCTGAGATATTTGATTGTACTGATTTTCAACTTGAAGTTTTATTGAAACTTGGCGAATTAAAGATTGAAGTAGTAAAAGAAAAAAGACCTATTCGTATTGGTAAACTAACTGTATTACATGGACATGAATTGTTTGGTGGAAGTGGTGGAGTTAATCCAGCTCGAGGAACTTTTTTAAAAACTTTAGAGAATGTAGTTGTTGGCCACTATCACAAAACAAGTTCTAATACTGAAGCTTCAATGTATGGGGATGTATTTAGCGTTCATTCCGTTGGTTGTTTGTGTGGTAAAACTCCTTACTATATGCCCATAAATAAATGGAATACTGGCTTCGCCTACTGCGAATTAGATATTAAAACAGGCAATTATACTTTTTACAATCTAAAAATTATCAACGGTAAAATATATTAAAACCTAATTTTAACACAACATTAAAACCTAATTTAAACACAGAATTAATTGGATTATAATTCCACAAAAAGATAAGATATGATACAAACCCCGAAGCAATATGCCGATTCTTTATTAAGAAAAATGACTGTTGATTTAACTATTGATTTTGAACAAACAAAACTTTGCTCTTTAGTTGCAATCGATGAAATATTAAAAATAGAAAATAATGATTATTATAAAAATGTTAAACTAGAAATTGAAAAATTATGACAGGATTAAGACACGCACTCAAAGAATACTTTATGGTTCATCAGATAGCTGGTAGCAACCCGATATTAGCATTCGATAACTTAAAACAACAGTATGTGGTTTTTTGGTACTTCAAAAAAAATACTATAATTAATCTTGGTTATGAAATAATTTTATAGTATATTTGCAATAGTTATAGCTTAGTGGAGCTTTTTAACAATCAAAAAATATTGCCTTATTTCCTGAGTAGTGCCACTACACGAAAGGGATATAAGGTTTTTTTATTTAATATGGCAATCAACAAAAAAGGTTTTATTTTATATGCTGACCAAAAAGCATTATTCGACCAATTAACAAATGATAAAGCTGGAGAATTAATCAAGTTTATTTTTTCGTATGTTAATGATGAAAATCCAACAACTGAAGATTTAATAATTAATTTAGCTTTCACTCCGATAAAACAACAACTTAAAAGAGACTTGGCTAAGTTCAATGAAATCAAAGAAATAAGAAGCAAAGCTGGTAAAATTGGAATGGAAAAAAGATGGCAAAGTATAACAAATGATAACAAACCATTACAAACCATAACAAACATAACTGTTAATGATAATGTAAATGATAATGTAAAAGTAAATGATAAAGTAAATGTTAATGTAAAAGATATAGTAAATGTTGATGCTGGTAAACCTAGAAGTAGTTATTTAGATTCAACACATAATTTTTTAAAAGAATTACCAAATTCATCAAATTTTGAATTAATTGCTATTGCCTTAGATATTCCAAAAGATAAATTAATTTTAAAAATTCCAATTTTCAAAAAAAATGCTAAAATTGATTATCTTAACTTTAACGAATTTTGCAACCACTTTAAGAACTGGGCCAATAAAAATAATTCATCTAACCTAAAACTAAAAACTTCATTCAAATGATACCAGCAAATACAAAATTAGAAGGTCAATTCCTCGGAGGATTATTAATTAATTCAAGTGAATTCAAATACATTCAAGAACTATTTCACGAAGAACTGTTTTATGATGAAAAAAATCAATTAATTGCAAAAGCTATTTTAAGCTTAAATAACGCATCCAAAAATATTGACCTTATAAATGTATCAAACGAATTAGAAAGTACGCTTAGAATTAATCCTATTAGCTTTTACGACCTATCTTTGCTTACTAATGATGCTATCCTAAATAGGTTCGATGAGAAAATACTAATTTTAAGCGAATTTTACATTAAAAGAAAAATGATGTATAAGCTTGCAGAACTGTTAGAAAAAACCCAAGAATCAACAAGTGATGTTTTTGAACTTTTAGCCGATAACGAAAAAAATACAAACGAGATATTTAACAAAATTTCTATTAGCAAAACTTTTACAGCTTTAGATTGTGCTATTGAAATGGACCAGCACTTAGATAAAATTGATAAGTTAACAGATGGGGAGTTAATCGGTTGTGATACTGGATTTAGTGAACTTAACAAACTTACTTCGGGTTGGCAGAATAGCGATTTAATTATATTAGCAGCTCGACCAGGAATGGGCAAAACATCCTTAATGCTTAAATTTGTTAATTCGGTTTTAAATCAAAATAAATCGGTTTTAGTGTTTAGTTTAGAAATGTCTAAGCTTCAACTATATGCGAGGATGTGTTCACAGATTACCAGCATTCCACTTTACAAATTTTTAAAAGAAAAAATGAATCCTTATGAACGTGAACTTTATAAAAATGAAACCTTTAAGTTATCGAACTCACAATTATTCATCGAAGATAAAAGCGGAATAAGTATAAATTTTATTAAAGTAAAGGCCCGTAAATTAAAACGTGATAAAGATATTAGCATGATAGTTATTGACTACATTGGACTTATTGACAAAGGTAATAACAACAAAAGTACCAACGATCAAGTTGCGGAAATATCAGGAGCATTAAAAGGATTAGCAAAAGAACTAAACATACCGATTATATTATTAAGTCAGTTAAGTAGGGAAGTTGAAAAGCTAAATGATAAACGACCAATGCTATCACACTTGCGAGATTCGGGAGCAATAGAACAGGATGCGGATATGGTTATGTTTA